CTAACCGTTACCTAATCTGTAGGTATGCGGTGCGTGCCATTGTGTACGCTCTAATTCTGAGCATCTTCCTCGCCCTTGGTTGGGTGAGCATCATGGTGCTCTGGGCAGTAATGACGAGAGGATAGACAACATGACCGAGACCAACATTCCAATGGATTCCGAAGCTCAAGTTGACCGTATGGCTCAGTGGGTGCTCGACCAGCATCTCACCACAAACACTAGCGGTTTGGACTTTTACAGGCTAAGCGACGAGCTGTGGGAGGGCACGCTTCCCGATGGCGTTGTCGTGTGGGAGCCATTCGAGAGCATGACCCCGCAAGAACTAGCAGAGGAACTTGAACTTCAGTTTCACTCCCTTGCCCTCCTCTCGCGTGAGCTAGAGGGTAATTCACCTAGCTTTGAGGGAGTGCTCCTCTCGGTGCCCGACGAGAGTGAGGGTGAAGAGTAATGGACGACTACATCATCTTCGTGACACAGACCAAGAGGTACCAGATTCTGAAAGCTTTTGCGAATGAGCAGGAGGCTAGTGAGTATGCCCGTACCGTTGAGGTCAATGAAGGTGACCTTGAGGACACCGAGGAAGACCGATGGGCGGAGGCACAGTAGTGGGCTGGAATGACCGACTCGACAACCCGAACGACTACGAGAAGTTCATCGACGACCTGCTTGAGCAGGCAGACATTGACCAAGAGGAAGACTGATATGAAACGCATTGCACAGGGAACCCTGACCTACACCTACTACATCGACGAGGATGCCAAGGGCACGGATGCCGAACTGGTCAAGTTGTATACCGACCAGATGGTTCACGACATCATCGACAACGCCTACAGCGACCTTGCTCCTTGCATCGAGATGGTGCTCAGTGACCGAGATTGAAAGCATCATTGCCTTCGAGGAGGGCGAACTGAGCGAGCGTGAGACCATCGAGTTGTTCCAGAGGCTCGTGGACTCAGGCCTCGCGTGGAGCCTACAAGGCTCATACGGTCGCATTGCGACTGCCTTGATTGACCAAGGACTTATTCACAACGGCTAAGGAGCCAATCATGTACGCAGTAATTATTCAGAGTGCCGTAAATTATGGCACTGACATTGAGCCTAGGATTGGCCCTATACGGCAGACAGTCGTTGTGCCCACCAATAACGAAGTCAAGACCTACGCACGAGGCTCTGCTACCAGAGGTAAAGGTGGAGCATGGAAAGAGCAGGAGCCACACTTGTTTTCCGGAGAGAAGGTCGTCGGAACGCCTGTCAGCCTTCCCCTGACCGACAAAGACCTCGTTGATATCGAAGAGGCTTGGCCTTCTCGACTCTTTCAAAAGCTGGCGCGGCGGGTAGAGGGCATCACAACTCTTCGCAACCAGTCTTTTGGTGAAGCGCTATCTCGTATCAAGCAGGAGGCTTACGATGACGCTGGGAGCTTGGCACAGTACATCGCTGGCGTGCCCACCTACGTGGATGTCCCAGTCGTGACGATTCTTCCCCAGCCAGTAAGTTTCAGCCAGCCCGAGCCTGAGCCATTGCCCGTGTTGGAAGCCGAACCTACTGTGACCCCTATTGATATCCCCGATGGGCTGTGGCCTCAACTCAGCATCCCGATGCTATCGGAGATGAAGCACTACTACATGCGAACCTTCCCCGGAGGAAAGACCGAGGCGGATGTGTACGACTTTGCTCGGTCAGAGGGAGTTGCTGTGGGTGTGTACGGTCATGCTGGAACGGGTAAGACATCAAGCGCCAAGAACTATGCGGCGCTTCGTGGCTTGCCATTCGTGCGCTTCGAGTGCAACCCCCAGGTTGACGAAGAGGTGGTGCAAGGGCAGTACATGCCCAGCGGTGTGGGCAACCAGCTTGTCTGGCGCTACTCGGCGCTGGCAAAGGCGTTGTCTGTTCCATCGGTCATCCTGCTGAATGAGAGCAACCGAATGGGAGCCAAAGCAAACTCGCTGTTCCTCGGCATTATGGAAGAGCGTGAGTTGCAAGTATCTCGACACAAGAACGAGGTCATCAAGGTTCACCCTGAGTGCCTCATCATTGCTGACGCAAACCCCGGTTATCGTGGCACGGTACAGTCCGACCAAGCGTTTCTTGACCGTCTTCGTATCAAGCTGGAGTTTGAGTACGATATCGAAATCGAGAAGAACTTCATTCCATCGCCAACGCTACTCACCTTCGCGCAGAGCCTACGGGATGACGCGGAACGTGAAGACCGCTGGTCAACACCAATTTCTACTCGACTGCTTCAGGACTTCGTTTCTAGCGCACATGGTTTGGACTACACCTTCGCGGTGGATTCATTCATCAAAGCGTTCCCCACAGAGGAGCGCGACGCATTGCGGATGCTGTTCGAGGTTCACTCTGAGCTAATCTCTACCGAGTTGGGGGTCACGGCGTAAGCCGTGGCTCTCAGCTACCCTAATCAACTTTCACGGAGCCTGTAGGAGGAGCCATGTCCATCACATACACAGCAGGAGCATCAGCGGCTCGTGCCGCCAAGCAACAGCACGACCGTGCAGTGAGAATGACTCAGGTCGTGGCTAAGTTTGCCTCGGTGCTATGCCAGCGAGAAGTACGTACTCAACTCATAGCTGAGGGTGTAGCTCCAGCATGGAGTACCAGCAACACAATCACGTTCTGCGAAGCTGACCTTGCTGACCTCACAACGGTTCAGGGCGTCATCGGCTCCAAGGGACTCAGCCTTCACGAGGTCAGCCACATCCTGTTCACCCCTCGTTCTGGCTCCGACATTGTGCAGTGGGTCTTAGCTACCCCCGGATTGTCACGAGCTTTCAACGCTCTAGAAGACCAGCGCATTGAAACCCTCATGGTTGGCCGCTTTGGTGAGCCTGTCGTGCCGTGGTTGACAGCAGTCATAGCACAGCACCTCGTTCAGGATAAAGAACACATGGAACAATCCTTCCCACTGATTCGTGGGCGCAAATATCTTCCTGTGGAATTGCGAAAGGCAGTGCGTGAGCTTTACCCTGCACAGGATAAGGTCGCAGAGTTGTCTCAAGTCATTGACGAGTACCGTCTTCTGGTATTCCCAGCCGATACCGAGAAGGCACAGCCGCTCATCCTGCGCTATGCAGAGCTAGTCAAAGACTTTCCTCCCGAGGGCGGATGTACTGGGCGCTCTCCCGATGTTTACGAGAGCATTGGAGACAGCCGACCTCTTCCCAAGAAGGAGCAGGAACGAGCCAAGAACAAGGCTCAAAAGCGGGATGAAGAAGATGAGTCGGAAGAAGCAGACGACGAATCATTCGACTTCGGTAACCCTGCTAATGATTCCACGGAAGAGTCCGACGAAGGTGAGGGCTCCGACTCTGTTATCTCTGATGAAGATGGCGACGAAGCTGGCAGTGAAGAGGGAAACGAGGAGTCTGAAATAAATGCACAGCCTGACGCCGATGGTGAACTTGAAGGTGAGGGCGAGAGCAATGGTGAAGGTAAAAATTATGGCGACAGTGACGGCGCTTCTTATGATGAAGATGGAGAGGGAGAAGAAGATGTAGTCGGTACTGAAGTTGACACTGACTCGAAGTCGGATGTCACTGAACCTAACGTAGATTCCAATAAACCCAAAGAGCTAGCCAATGGAGCAGAAACCGATAACGGTAACTTGGCTGACTTGCTCAACGAAATCTTGGATGAGGTCATCCAAGAGTTGACTGACGACATTGAGCGAGATATTGCTAAGTTCAATGGCGATGCAGAGCTTCGCGGCAATAATTCCCTCACTCCTGAAAAGGCGGAATGGGAAGCTGGAACTGTTGACCCACTCGTAGCTCAGTCTTCCAAATCTTTCGGATTGGAACTGGAACGTTTACGGTCTCAGTTCGACCCCGGATGGGACAGGGCAGTATCTAGCGGTCGTATCAACGTTTCTCGCTATCTTCGTGGAGCCAAGCTCGAAGAGTCTTTCGACCGTTGGTCACTAGGGCGTGACGATGCTGTAGATATTGAAGCAGTCATCCTGCTTGACTCTTCCTCTTCCATGACGGGAGAGAGTGAACAGAGGGCTTCTGGAGCCATGTGGGGATTGAAGCGAGCACTGGATAAAATTGGAGCATCTTGTACTGTGGTTACTTTCCACGGAGGATATGGAACCTCTACTCGTATCCTGTACAAGGCTGAGGAACGTGCAGATTCTACTGTGCGGCGCGTAACTCCCAAAGGCGGTACAAACCCGCAGGATGCGCTGTTATACGCTACACGAGTCCTTGCTCAAAGTGCGCGGTCTGTCAAAATCTTGTTTACAGTCACCGATGGGGCTTGGAGTAACCCAGAGCCATCAGAGAAACTCATTAGAGAGCTTCGTTACGCAGGAGTGCTTACTGCTTTGGCGTATGTTACCGCCTCTAAGTACAGCGAATACTCCTCGCCTATTGACCCTCATGAGAGTGAGGTAGTCGCACGCATTACTAACCCCTCCGACCTGTTCATACTGGGTCGTCAACTAGTCAAAGTTGCTACCCATCGCAACCTCGCACTATACTAAGCACCCACTCAAAGGAGACACTTATGAAATCTGCAGATATTCTCAAAGACCCCACCATTGAGTGGGCAGTAGTCAACCCCAGTCGCTCTGCGCCTCGGTCTGACCGAAAAGCGAATGATGTTCCGCGAGAAAAGACATTACGCGTCAAGTTGTACGACACTCGGTATTACCACAAAGCGTCTTACATCAGGCCAGAGTACGACCCCTTGTATCACAGCTTAGCCCCAAGCACAGAGCGTTCTAAAGGGTTCTTGGTAAAAGACTCTACTTCTGGAAATATGTACATTCTATCGGCGTCCGAGTTCCTCGGAGCATGGGATGTATGCGTTGATGAATGGGACGCGAAAGCTCTAAAAAAAGAGTTAGAAGCGGCAGAGGCTAGCCGTAGAAGCGCAATACGTGCAGAGCAAGATGCCACAATACGAGCCACCATTCCTACCATTGAGGCTAACTTGAAGTCATCGACTGCAAAGATTCTTGGGCCTGACGTGCGCGTTACTGCCTACCTCAGTCATGAGGGAGTCTGGGATACAGATTTCACCAAATACACTCCCAAGATTGTCGGAAATGTGACCCTTACGGTAGCCGACTACCAGCGTCTGCTGGAAAAGCTCTACGAAGCCCGAGAAGCAAACAACTAACTTAGAAGGAGATAAAACAATGGCAAAGCATGCAAACTCAGCGTCACCTAAAATGAACGAAACAGACACACTTCTCTTGCGGATTGCAACCGAAGTCATAAAGCTCAATGACAAACTCGACCTAATTCTTTCAGTAACGAAAGTAGGGGGAAAGCATTTAGAGGGTTACGAAGCTCAGGATTACGATGGGCATGAATACACCACAGGTAAATATGATTGGGGAGTGTCTGTCAATAATAAAGAGCAAGTTGTGGTTACAGCTTACGCTCTAGAGCTTGATAAAAATGGGGATGTCAAGTCAGTTGATACGCAGACTTTTGTCTCTTTCTACACTTTTATGAACGTAGAAAACGTTGAAAAGGTGGGCTACCTTCTTAAGGACGCATCTTGGTGGAATAAAAAATGGGTTGACTATGAGGATTGGGTAGAAGAAGAGTTCTTGACCTCGTTCTATGCTCCGGTAACTGTACAGACTTTTGTCAAGTATATGAACAAGCTTAGTCTTGAGGAATTCAAGAAGCTTTCAAAAGAGCAAAACCAATGAGAGACAAGTCGATGACTTTATACGACCTTGGGGTGCTCGATGAGCGCGACCGTATCCTCAAGATAATCATGGAGGATGAGTGGATTGGAGCGAGCTTAGCAGAAGACCGAGAACACCTTGGTCGCCTAATCATGAAGCCTTATGTGGAGGAGATTTAATGACTGTCTACTGGACTACCCGAGAGGGTGAAAGGCTACAACCAGAGGAGATGACCTACTGGCATCGCTTCAACGTGTTGGCGATGGCTGTGCGCACCGAAACACAGCGCACGATGGCATCTTTGCGGGGAGCCAACCAGTGGCTTTCTACAGGGTCACACCATGAGGAAGCTCTGGGTATGGTGATGGACATGAAAGCCATTCTTAAGGATGTGCGAGCCTACGTCCTGAAGCACTCAGAAGCCCTTGCTCTTATGGCGGAGCTAAACGATAAGGAGCAGGCATGAATCCGGAAATACAAGAAGCTATGAAGAGCTTTACCGAAGTAAGCAAGATTACATTGAAGTGGTATCAGAACGAGATAACTGCACAGCTTGCTATGGAGCAGATAATGTACATCGTTATTGACATCCCTAAAAGAGCCGGGTAATGTTGGACATCCAGACAGAAAGGAATAACATGCGAGTAGAAGCCCTAGTCGCAGAGGTAGACGTAGCTAAAGCTATCAACCTGCTGTGGAAAGTGTTTTCGCTGGAAGGTAACGAGCACGTGTACATGGATGCTCTACGCACTCTATACAATGCCCAAGAAGAATGCCACTTTCTTACGAGTGAAGACTGGCTCGTGAAGTATTCCGGTGAGGTTACCTTTGCCCGAGACATTCTAGAAGCTAGAATACAAGTCCCCAATAAGGAGTCCTAAATGAGCAAGTCGTACTTTAACGAAGATGGAAGCTATGGCTCCACCAGCGGAATGGTTGTTCTTGATACCACAGGATGGCAACCAGAAATGTGGCGTGAGATTGAAGACTCAGGCCCAGACCGAGTAAGCTTGGCTATTCACTTCTCCAGTGGGTATCACCCTTGGCGCGATGCCATGTGTAATGTGTGCGGATTGACTCCCTTTGAGCTTGGAGTACCCGAAGCATGATATGGCTTGTTCGCACTAGGTTTCCTAGTGACATCATCGATTCTTTCTCTACCGAGCAGGAAGCTCAAGCAAGAGCTACAGAGCTAAATGATGAGTTTCAGACCGCCAATTATATTGTAAGAAAGCTCGAAGAATGAAACTTAGAGATAGCCTCACTGACGTAGACGTATCTCTTGCGCTTTGCGCTCAAACTGCACCTGAGTTTTACTTTCCAGAAGGTACCGCTGGCTCCATTACTAGACAATCTTTAAACGCTAAAGCCCTGTGCTTCGAGTGCCCCATCATAAGCTCTTGCTTTGAAAGTGCCATGGAAACTAATTGGTTAGAAGACTGGGGCATCTGGGGGGCGACAACACGCCATGAACGAGCAGACATGCGGCGAAAGCCCTTTCTGCTTAAAGAACACCGAGAGAACATACGGGAGGCATTACGTGCTCAACAAATTGAAGGAGAAGCTGCATGAACGAACTAAGAGAATGGCTAACCACACACGAGTTAGCCGACTACGCAAACATGCCTTACCCAAACCTATGGACTTATCTAAAGCGAGGCATCCTTCCAACTCCGGATATGTACGTAGGAAACAAGCCATTGTGGAAGAGGTCAACTATCGAAGCATTCAGCTTCCCTGAGTTCAAGCGTAAGAAAACAAAAGAAGAGCAAGTATGAGCAATCACCGCGACATCGACAAGTACGACATCGACCACGACACCTACGGGAGTCAAAGTGAGGCAACGTTTTGGGGGAATGAAGAATGAGTGTAAAAGTTGGCGACCGGGTTCGAATCGTCATTGAGGATGAAGTTCACTGGGTGGTTGGGGGAGAGGTAGCCCTGACGAATTTCAATCAGCTGTATCTTGTGGGTGAACGTGGGACCGTCTCGATTGAGGTCATCGAGCCGCTGTTTGTGCTCCCCACGAAACGGTGGGCGCAAGTGTTGGATGCCGGTGGTGTGCTGTGGACTCGGGTGTACCAAGACAACATCCATCTTGAAGAATGGAACGGCTTCTCCGGAGACGTTACTTCTTCCGAATGGCTTAGGGGCCAGTCGGGTCTCCGTGTCATCTCGGAAGGCGTAGACGATGAGTGAGTACACGCCAACCACAGAGCATGTGCGGAGCGCGTGGGAAGAGCACAACATCCCCGAGGACTTTGACCGCTGGTTAGCTTTAGTGAAGGCCGACGCATGGGAGGAGGGGTGGAACGAAGGTTGCGAATATGGGTGGTCTGGAACTGGCGCTCGACTTGAGGGCAACCCCTATCGAGGAGAGAGCGAATGAGTATAGCAGACGATGCTTCCTACACGGGAACACACGAATGGATGGGGCATACACTCACCACAGAAGCCATAGCGCACATGAAAGCGTGTGGTCTCAACCCGTGGCTTACGACTGTATCCGGTCACCCCGTACCAGAGGAGGGCAAGCATGAGCGCCTTTCTTGATAAGCGTGTAAAGCAACAGACTGAACAAGTTCAACAAATGGTTGCCGAGTTCCCAGAAGCCAAATATGCGGTAACTGGGTTGATTGCGTGCGTTCAAGATGCGGAACGCGAACGGATTATTGAGTTAATTAGTTCAAACGATTTTTACTCGGTGATAGCGTTTCACATTTACGGGAATGGGAGCACCGTAGGGTTTCTTGATGACCTGACCAAAATGATTCGAGGAGAACAAGACAATGGCTGAGTGGAGCAAAGGAGATGTTCCTGAAGGTTGGCATGACCTCGTAAGCAAGACAGATGAAAAAATGATGTTCCTAGACCCTGAGTACAAAATTACACAGGTAAAGGAGAAGTTTGGTCAATTGCGGTTTTACTACGCAAGTATGGCAGAAGAGCTTATCAGGGACATCATGTCTGACGTATCTCACGCTGTTGAGATGCGCTCTGCGCACATTTGTGAGACGTGCGGTAAATACGGCGAACTTCGTAATTTAGGATGGATGCGCACACTATGCGATGAACACTACGAAGGAGTATACAAATGAAGATTGTAGTCAACAGTGAGTTTGGGGGGTTCTCTTTGTCAGATGCACAGATGGAACTTCTAGGTGTGCAGAGTGCTTATGCATACGACAAGTTTAGGTCTGACCCTCGGCTCGTAAAGTCAGTAGAAGAAGGAGATACAGGAGGCAACTGGGCTAAACTTCGTGTGGTCGAGTTTCCTCTTGACGCTTTCTTTGAAATCAACGAGTATGACGGTATCGAGACTGTAATCTGGTCACTATCTGAGATTCACTACGCCTAACAAAAGCAATAGCCCCTCTACCGTTTTGGTAGAGGGGCTATTTTTGTTTCTAAGTCAGTTATTTGCGCCGACCATGAACCAGGTAGTACAAGTGCTTGTTATCAGATAACTAGTCTTCAATACTTTGTCGAATAATCATGGTTGTTTGGTCTTCTGACATCATCGGCTGAAGAGGCAAAGATGTCTCTTGCATAGCTTGCACACGGTCACCAAAGATAGCTGAAAGAACGCCACCAGAAGCTCGTCTTTCAACATTAATGTTTATTGATTCTTTACTACTTTCCAAGTCACGGATATTAGCTACCAATTTAAACAACCGGTCAATCTCTTGACTAGTATTTGGGTCAACATATCCTGAGTTTAGTTCCTCTGCATACCGCATAAACGCTACGCGAGAAGCCTGCATCTCCACTACGGAAGTGAGTAGTCCTTTTAATTGTTCTGGGGTCTTTACCTCTACTGGAAGATTAAAAGCACACTCATTATCAGGCTTGAAAGCGGGGCAGTTTGCAGCCACAAAACAGGTATTGCATTGACGTAAAGAAGTACCTGTAGACTGAGTAACTGCAACCTGTCGAAGGACATCTTTACCGTCCTCATCAGTATCAACAATGTTCTTCATCTGATACCCAAATACAGGCAAATTTTGAACGTCATTAGCATCTCGTTTTATTACTTCTGTAGCTTCAACTTTCCGCATCTCCTGACCCTTGTTATCAGAAGCACCCCCTAGGTAATCCATCAAACCGGTGTATAGGGTATCATCACTGTTATCAGATAGGAAAGCATTTTCAGGCGTCTTTCGACCTCCTTTAATGGCGGAAAGCTTTGGTTTATCGTTATCCATGAGTGCTTCTAACTGTAAATAAGACCATATAGCGACTTTTGTAGCCTCTAATGTGTCATCGGAGGTGAACTTATCGAAATCTAAGCCAGCCTTTTCTACAACAGATTTATACCTGATGCGAGCCTGTGCCTTCATCTTTTTGGGGTAACGGACGAGCTTTGTGCCATCCCATACAATAGTCTCTCCACGACGCATTGGAGAAAGCCAGGAGAGCGTACTAGCAGAGCTAAAAGGAATCTGTCGAAGGTTATCCGGCTTAGCCGTAGCAAGGGCGTGAAAGCGGACGTCGTACTTTGTGGCTAATCCTCGGGTAATCCCTGATAGGGATACAACGGATTCGATGGCTTCCGACGGAACCGCGATGTTTTGATATTCGGAAGCCCAACGCTGTAAGACCATTGTTCCGTATGCCTCATGCCAAACCACCCACATTTTTGGGTCGTTTTCAAACGCTGCTCTATTCTGCTGAATCTTAGGAAGTCCAAAACTTTGGCTATCAAACTCTACCCACCCTTCAATACGGTCATAATTTATAGCTACAAACTCTTCATAATCAGCGGCATACTCTTCTAGTTCTCTTTGACTTAAGCTAGCTTTATCGGCTTGTATAGCTCCAGAGTCTACCCACACTTTCATATCTTCTTGAAAGTACTCGCTGATGTAATAAGATTTAGTTTTTGGCATTCCGCGTTTGCGAAGTCCCCAGTAATTCAACATAACATTCTTGACTCCGTTACGCTCTAATAACGTCCTATTACTGGGTATCTCTACTCCACCAAAAATTAGCATAATTAGTCTCCAAAGTTCAATGACTCGGTACGACTAAGCCGAGCATCTTGTGCCCGAGCAGTGTTCTGCTTTTCGATGGCATCCTCGATTTCTAGCCATGAGCGCATACGTTTTGGAGCATCGGGACGAAACTCTGGGCGCAAATAAGACGGAACACCGAACATAACAGAAGGTATGCCGAGGTTAAAAGAGTATACCCACAGCTTGGGATTAGCGGTAATAAAAAGGTCAACGGCTCCTGTTGCACGAGCTACATTAATCTGCCTTTGAGGTAGCTCTTCAGTAACAAGGCTAGCTGTTGCATCAATGATGTCGTCATAGTTGATAATCTTGTGCATATCAAGCCATGCTTCAGTACGCTCACGGCTCAGCGATGAGATGAATGTAATTTGGTTGTACACAATAAGTGTAGAAACCATAAGAACGCCAGTAGCAATGGGCTGGTCGTTTCTATCTCTAAGTACGCCATCTAGTTCAACAAGAATCTTCATGAAGAGAGTCTATTATCCTTGACGGTATAGTGCAGCTCTACGTATCAAAGTATTAGTGTCAGGAAGCTCTACACCATATGTAGCAGCCTCTGAACCGTGTTTTAAGCCCTCAGAATGCTCATGTAGCTGTCGTAGTGCTTGAACGGTTCCCTCGCGCTTACCGGCCTGCCAGCGATAATTGTGGAAGTCTGCATATCCTTCCCCTCCAGGAGCAAACGCCATACTGCGATTCAGATGAATCTCTTCAAACAGGGCGTTACCTTGCTGCATGGAAGCCATGAGCTTAGCTTCAGCATTACGATGGGCTGGACCACCATGAGACTGTTGTACATCTTGCAGTGCTTGTGTGTACCGTGTAGTAATCTGATGTGCTTTTACAGCATCTTGACGTACCACAGTTTCCCATTCAGGGTTACTAGGTGCATGGACTGCTGGATTAGGGGCTACAGTCCATTCATTGAATTTCAAATCATATGCCGCGTAGGGCTTAATCGCACGGATGTCAGTCGCTTCTGGATTAACATAAAAAGTTAGCTCATAGCCATTCCAGTTAGCTGTCTTAGGCTGAAGTTCGTCATGGAATCCGTCATTAATTTCCTGAGCAATTTCAGTATCCGATAACCCCATGTATTCAGGGTTTGCTTTACGGAATTGAATCATGTCTACCCCGACTAGACAATCTAGGTCTCCAGGGTTACGAGAGGCTGACCACTGGTAAGACACGCCGGAGCCTGCGAGCCATGCATGTGCCCACAGGTCGGCGTGCCTGTACTTAGTATTTAAGTGGTCATACAAAAGAGCCAGGATACCTTGACGTGCCCAGCTTTTAATAGAACGTCCATCAAATAACTGGGGGTCAAGGTTCTCCGAAGGTGCACTAAAATACGAAGTAGAGTTAGGCGCACCAAATACAGACATAAGTCTAGTTTAGACTGAATCTCCTACATTATCGGGGGTAATTCCACGGTCCTTAAGGGCAGTCTTTACCTTATCAGGAACGGTAACTTCTGGGGAGGGAAGAAACTCTCCTACTAGCTGCTCTACTGCTCCTTTTACAATTTCAGAAACATTAGACGATACTCGGTCAATGATAAGTTGCTGGTCGATATCGTGAGCTAGCTTTACTGAGGTAGCCACGATGTCTTGCGCAGTAGCTACTCGCGTTGCTTCTTCCAACTCTGACGGAATTTCTGGATGAACCAAGATAGTTCCATCAGTCTTTACTTCCACCATGTATCGGTAGTTTACATCGCTCATTCTTTATACAATCCTCTCATTGCATTTTTCTTTTGGGTAATTACACTATGCATAGGACAAAAATTACATAGGTAAACTTTTGGTCCGGGGGCATTTTCTGGGTCTGGCAACCCGAGGTCTAGGCGTTCTTTAGCGGTTTTTGGTAACAAACGTTTCTGTGGAGACTGGTAATCATCACAATGGTCAGATGGACTAAGGTGACGTTTCCAGCAAGTCATTGCATCTTCTGAGAATGTCATCTTAGAAGAGTAAAAATCTTTCTCTGGGGTCATAGCATCTAGACCTTCAGCACCGGCTCCTTTAAGCTGGTTTATAATCTCTTTACGGTGTTCTACATTTGCCCACGTTTTTACAGGCAACAAGAACATTTTACCTCGATGAGGTTCTCCTGAAGGGAACTGGTGCTTCTCTACAGTAATCTGCAGAAGTACATCCTCGTCAGAAGCGCCATCCCAAGGGGGAAGTTCTTCCATCGTATTACACACAAGACAATACACAAGTCGGATTACGGGTCCACCGTGTTCAAACTCGCGTTTTCCAATTAGTGGCGCGTCTGCCATATTGTGCTCCTTATTAAATCGTTTATAAGTCTAGTATATTAATCGGCAAAAGTATGGTAAACAAACACGTCAGGCTTGGCGTAAATAGTCCCTTCAAATACAATGTCATCATGGTAACAATATTTTGCCATGCTTAGTTTGTTCGCTCTTTTAGTCCAGTCTATCTTTGCTGGAATTCGATAAATATTTTCGCAAATAGAAATTACAGAAGCAACAACAGCACCCAACAAACATGTTCCACAAATTGCGATAAAAAATAGGCTCAAGAAATTCATAGAAGAAAACTTCATTAATGAGTAAACGGCTCCGACTACCCAAGATACCAAGAAATAAAATGCCCAGTGCTCGCCGCTTGCTCCCGGCTTGTCTGGGGGGAGCAAACTTTTTGCAAGGCGAGACTGCTGAGAGGTAGTGTAAACAGAAGTGGAGAATCCCACAGGGCTGGAAGAACTCCAGTCGTACACTCGACCATTAGTTACGGTGGTGTTTGTTTCATTGTTTATTACGTCTTGCACATATGCAACACAGTCTGTACCTTGACAAACTGGGCATTTAAGTTCATTCATTATTCTCCTTTTTTACTAAGTCACCCCAACCTAGTTAAAAAAGAATACCGCACCAGCTACAAAATAGCTAATGCGGTATTTTTTTGAAAAGAATTACTTACCTGGGTTTACCATATTAGGGTATTCGGTAGTAGAAAACCCATAACCGTAAAAAGGATGCAATGTCTGCTTATTGTCAATCGTTTCTTCATGCCCAGAACCAGGGATAACTTCAGTGTTGGGGCGAACCTTACGATACTTACCATCGGTAGAACCCTCGTGGAGTCCTGCATTCATTGACCGAGATGTATTGACTGTCATGATATCTCCTAGAAAGGCTTCTTGTAGTTATGAGTGTCGGGAACTGCAGACTCATTGTTACCCATTGTTGCCCAACCATAGTTACTGGCTTTAGGGTCAATGTTCCGCTTAAGGTCACCCTTATGAAGGGAACTTCCTCGCTGAGTCATGTGGATATCAGCAGTATGCGTGTACGTGGGTTCTACACCAGCTTCATACGCATGAAAAAAGTTAACAGCTTTACGACGGCTATCATGTGCGCGGTTTGGTACTTCTTCCATTATGCTAACCTATTCTTGATTCTATTAGCCATACGGCCTTCTTGACAAGGAGGGCAAAGTCCCTTGCTATACATAAACTCAACAGGGTTCATGATGACCCCACATTGAGGGCAAGGAGCAGACCCTTTATATAGAGTAGCATTTTGGGCAATTTTTGCTGCCTGAAGTTCCATCGTGAAGGAACCGTCACCATCATCCATTACTGGAACCTTCCTACAGAATAGTTTGTACCGCCAGTTTTACGCATGTAGTTGTCACTGACATCAGACGAGTTATTGGCAAGTAGTTGTGACTGCTCTACCTCTGGAGTCAATCCATTGGGAATTCCCAAAGCTTCAGCAGCAATTTTCGAATAAGCGGCTGCACTATGCATGTTTGCCTGAGCGGAAATCATGTTTCCTGCGCTGTGGTCTACCATCGAGGACAATGCAGCATTACGCGCTGTGTCTAAGTGGTTAAATACAGTTGTAGGAGCTTTATCCCCTATAGAAGACGCAACCTTATACTGATTAGCAATATTGCCCAGGATATCGACGTGGTGATGAGCATCTTCTTGGGGGATATTAGCCCCTAGCTCTACCTGCTCTCCTGTGCTTCGGTTATTAAACTTCATTATTATTTACCGTACTTACCTTCTGGGATACCAGCTTTTGCACGAGCGGCATCTACTTGGGCTTTTCTCTTGCTAATGTTTTTATCAGCTTGTTTTGAAGCAATATTGAGACCAGTATCGTAGCTATCTTCTCCAGCGCCCAGACTCTTGCCTTGATTTTTACGGTAAACGTTCTGCTTACCAGTAACATCAGATGACATAAAGACAACGTCGGGCTTTCCGCCCTTCCATCCTTCTGGCTCGTACTCAGTGTTCCATGGTACACGTGCAACCGCTTTAAACTGTGATTTGGAGTACATTGCAGGAAGAACTGGGTCGTAGGCATTTAAGTGTGTTCCACCACCTACGACTGTAGCGTGCTCGGTAATACGTCGTCCTACATCCTTGTACTGAGAATCAGGGTGTTTAAACCCAGATACTACTTCACCTGAAGGACTGACCGCATAACCAGCTTTCGCATCCGGAGTTAGAAACATTCTGTGGTCGGCGTAATGACTCGCAGGATTGACTGTAACAGATGCTCCATGAGGGTGAGCCGCAGAAGCTGCTGACAACGCACTCTGGAAAAGAGCAGGGCTATAAGTCTCATTAAAATGAGGAAAAGTGTCTACAGGCTTACGCTCTGGGGCTTCTGCCCTATTAGGTACGGCTTCCATTAGTCTCCTGACAAACTATTACGGGAACTTCCAGAGTAGCTTCCCACTCCACCGGAATACCAGCTAACTCGTGGCTCCGTATAAACTCGGTCAATGCTTACTACGTCATCAATTTCTGGCTGAGTACGAGGTCCAAACCCAAAACGGTCTGGAAATAGACGAACCTGAGGAAATGGTGGTCGAACCATCTGCCTAATCTGGTTAGCTGTTAAAGAGGCTACAACAAGGGCTTGCTGTGTTAGCCGCTCTTCATTAGAGGCCCATGGTCCAGTGTAAGTCCAGCTAGCTTCAGCAGACGTCGGAGCATAACGGTTACTATCACGCGCACCAGACTCCCCAGGACCAGCCCAAGGCTTAGTCTGGTCGTAATTACCTCCGCTAGTTTTAGGCACTGTTATCGACCTGCTCCAGCATTAAAGTGCTGTAAACGAGTGGTATAGTCTTGCTCTGTCGCAAGAGGTTCTAGTCCATGCGTTGCAGGATTGAGTACTGGGTTATTTTCGGCATGACGTTGACTTAATCGGATGTTACTTCTAGCTGTTCCTTCAACTCGATTAGAGATACTTGCTTTACCCAATTGGTGGTGCAGCCAGTGAGTTGCTTGGTAATCCCCCAAAGACATATCTTTAGGAATTAAACCTTGTTTTAAAGACTGCTGGTGAGCTTTGGCATAAGCACTCTGCACAAAAGAGTATGCCCCCCCTGTCTTCATATGCTCACTACCTTTACCGTAGTCAATATCATACCGGTCAAGGGCCGCATCATATGCGTGAGTATCAATTGGTGGCTGATTTGGATGGCCTGCGATAGTTAACGCAAAATCACCAGTTTTATTAGAGCCAGTTTTATTAAAACTAAAACTTTGTTCAATTGAGTTTCTTCCAGTCCTAATATTATCAGCAGCAAGAACTGCTTGAGTAGTCGGGTGTTTTAGAGGAGTTCCTCCTAAAGTATCTTCTCTAACCTTAGTCAAATCATCTTTAGGTATTTTATTGTGAAAAGCTTCTCGAAGAGGATTTAAGGCACTACTTGGAGTGTTTACTAACTGAAGCCCCATCTGGCGATTAAGTCCCCAAGCTTGCTGTGGGGAAACTTTTGATAGGATTGCTGCTCCTACTTCTTTGTTTCCTTCTCCTACATGAATTGCGTCAGCTGCTGCACTAGGATACCATCGGGAACCTTCCTCAATGGTTTGAGGACTAAATTCTCTAGTTCTTTTAAGAAGATTACGAACTAAAGTATTATGATTTGCTTGATTTAATTCAAATCCGTGGTTTAGTTTTGCCATGATTAACTCCAGACAGGTTTCAGATAATTAAGTTGAGTAGCACGACGGACATTAATTGTTCCGGGCTGGTCAGCCACGGTGTTTGACTTACCATCGTTTACGAGGTGAGGTGTGGGGGTCAGCATGATATCTGGAGCATTTCTAAGCGTTCGATAAACTGTTACACCATTACTGGTATCTATTACAGCTTTCATCTGACGATTAATACCATCTTGAGCACCAAACTCTGGGGACCAAAAATAGGCATTAGGCTCAATGCGCTCACCCTTGTGTACACCGCGCTGATATGCTTTTTGACCAACTCGGTTTTTAATAGAGTCAAGAATCTTGTCATCACGACGACTACGGATAGTACCAAGATAACCATCTGGGTACTCAGCGGAGGGTACTCGGCCCGTACCAATACGAATACCATCGAGGTCAGAACGAGCAACAGGTGTACCAGAACCACCTTGGTTGTTATACCCGTTAAACCCACCAGAACCTAATGACTGCCAGTTCTGCGATGGAGAAAAGTTATTAGTACCACCAGCCATGGGAAATCTACTTTATCTCTACGGGTGGGGTGATATTATCCCCAGCATCAAACTTGAACGTACTTCCACCAGTTTGACTGGATTGAGCCAAAGGTCGGGCACCACTTCGAGGTGTTTTCCAGGCTGTAGTTTGTGCAAAACTACCTGTTGTGTTTGTACTCAGGGAAAGTGGGTGCTCAGATACGGCGTTAAAACCTACTGTGGGAAGAGACGACCCAGCTTCCGAAAGCCCATAAGTATGACCTCCGGAGGGAGAAGTGGGTTCTTGTGAACCGAACTGCTGTCGTTGAAGGTTGCCGTTTGGCATGACCTACCCCGTTAGTAGTTACTCTGAATGCCAGACTCGAAATTAGGGTTTTCACGGCCCTGAATCGAGGGGACAATGCGAGCGTTAGCCATAGTGGGACCAGCAGCAGGGTCATGCTGAGGACCCATCATGGCGTTGACGCGGTAAGTTGCACCAACACGCTCGATATTTGCACGGATTCCCTTACCTTCAGCAGTCGGGTCAGCAGACTGTACATTTTTACGTGGAACAAAAGTACCCGTAACTGCACCTGTAGGAGCAAGCTGGTACGCATCATTGCCCATCGGAGCACGGGCGCTTCCGTTAACCGATGCCGACTCCATTGCTTCATCAGATGTTTCATGTTCGCGGTTCATACCGTCTCCTGCTGCTTCGTGATGATTAGAGGGAGCGCCCATGCGACGGCGCATACCGTGACCGATGCTAGTCCAACTTGCCATGAGAAAACTCCTTAAGTTCTTACTATAAGAGTAAAGGATTTACCCAGTGTATGATTGGCTAAACTTATTGAGCTACTTTTTCTTAACGACTGTCTTTGACTTAGAAATAGCAGAAGGTTTCTTACCGGGTTTACGACCTCGGATATTACCTGTACCCTTTGTTTCAGCGTTGCTATCTGCGGCCTTGGCAGGCTTTCCGAATTTAATAGCCATTATATGGTCCTTTTCTTAGTTGGCAGTAATGGAAAAAACAATTGCGGAGATTTCTCCATCACGCGATTCAATTGTCGCAAATCCTGGCTTACAAGTCAGGTCTAATCCTCTAGGGGCAACATACCCCCGAGCAATGGCAATTGCTTTTACCGCTTGGTTTACTGCGCCAGCACCAACAGCGCGAAGTTTAACAGCTCTGTTTTCATAAATTGCATGGGCAACTGCGGAAGCGACTGACTGTGGGTTGGAGCCTGCTCCTACTCGGAGAAACGGCTCTTCAGATGATGTGGGTAGTTTCTCGTCGTTCACGAGTAGTAGTCCTTAATTGTAGAGGATGCCCACCTCAAAATTAAGGGTACAGGTATTACTGAATGCTGTCCCTGTATTTAGGGTCTTTTACTTGCTCAATTATAGATAGCTCTATAGCATCAATGTTGAATCCTGCAGCCAAACGTGCCAGTGAGTATGCATCTGCAGCATTATCGTCATTGATTTCCACACCCCACCGTTTGTAAATCTGCAGCATCATCTCTTGCTTCTTTGAAGTTCCTTTACCAGAGGCATACTTTTTTAAAGTCATTGGAGGAATTTGTAGAGGGCGAATTTTATCCCAGTCCCACAATGTCAACTTTACTAACCCAGCCAGTTCTCCCAATACTAGAGCAGAATGGGAGGCCAAGACTGTCCCCTCCATGGCGACATCGTAGATACTCCAACTCATACCGGAGCTTTTTATCTTGCCAAGAACCCACATACGAATGTCGTCAAGTCTTTGTACTCCGTTGTAAGGAGACTTATACACCCAAGTGCTGTGTTCAGAGGGGTCCCCAGCCATATCAATAAAAGACAACCCGAAACCTGTTAGTGATTGGTCAATGCCAATGGCGATGTGTTCAGCATTTCTGCTAATCACACCGCCAAAGTGTTTCTCTCGGCCTTTAAGCGCCATTCCAATCCTTACGCATGGCACGCTGGTCGCTACCACGACGGGTAATCTCACGAGAAATAAGGTTAAGGTCTCGCTCATGATTATTAAGCATCATCTCTACAAGTTTACGATATGCGTACTTATCCTCATGAAGTTGTCCAAGCTCAACAATCGTATCATCAATAGACACTTGGGCTTTAACTAGGGTAATTCGTTCACCTCGAACAGCCGTACCCATACGAGCTACAAGCAACTTGTTTTCTGCAAGGTCCAATTTACGAAGAGCAGCACGTTCGTCAATCTGAGAGATTGCAAGCTGAGAAGCGATGTAGTCTGCCCATGCAGTCAATGCAGTAAACTTCTCCGCAAGTTGTTCGCTACTCAGAAGAGTAACGTCATGCGGCATATCTACTTGAGAAATATTTGGCTTGCGAAACTCTAGCCCAAAGTCATCAAACTTCAACATAGTGTTCAAAAGTTCCAACCATTCTTGTTTAAATATTCTTCTGAATCGTTAACCCAACGTAAAAGTTTGTTGTCTGAAGTTTCAACTGCATCTTTTCTTACTGCAGCTATAAACTTTCTACGAAAAGTTTCATCAATGACCAAAACTCCTGAGAGTACTTTCTTTGGCATTACATTTCCTCCTTGTATGATGAGCACTGTTTACACCCTCTGCTTGAGTTATTGCTACAAGGAGGTGCAATGCCCAGATTTACTTGATTTACTACATACTCTGCGCCATCAAAAATGTGCCGTACAAGTTCAAAATCTCTTTTAATAGAAAACTCTTTGTAAGACTGGTCTGCTTTAAGCTCATATAAGAAAACTACTTCTTCTACAGGGTTACCCATACGAGTCATTAATTCTAAGTACATTTGACCCTGCATAATATGAGGACTAAATGGTCGTCGGACGTTACCCCATGCTTTCATGAAATCTCCATCAGCAGCGTACATAAGCTGAGAAGCTTCAGTGCGTAGTGTTCCCGGACCAATTGACTTGATTTCAATCAAGCAGTCATTACCAATACCTTTAATCCATCCGTCAGTGTGCCCCCCAATTCGAAGGTCATTATCAAAGAGAGTTACCTCATCATAGACAAGTCTTCCTTCTTTGTCACATTGCCCACAGATGCTAGGAGAAGTACCAAAGGTAATACCGTCGCAAGCTAGGCACTTGAACTTACCATGTAAGACTCCCATATCTTGAAACCAATGTTGCCACTTAGCATGAATGGCGTGTCCCTCATCAAAAATAGATTGCATACGCAATCCGGGCTTATCAACCTTCTTCGCTACCCCACTAAGTAAAAAGTAAGAAGCACGCTTGCACCAATCTTTTTTAATAATCTCAGAAGGATGTAGGACAGTTGTACTACGGTCTTCTATGGGACGAGCCATCAAATATCGCTCGATATCTCCCAAAAGTCGTGAAGGTCTTGATTTAGCATCAAGAAACTTCTTTAAATCTGTATTTGCAGTTACCATTATTTTCCCTTGTCTAATTGCATAATGTATTCCTGCAATGTCATCTCTGATTTATAAAGCCGTCGCCATTTACGAACAAGTGCATTACGTTCTCGATGGCTCATGCCTCCCCAAATACCATGTACTTCATCTGACTCTACTGCATACCACAGACATTCCAAACGCACGGGGCAAGATGGCCCACCATTGACTCCAAAACAAAAAGTTTTAGCTTCTGCCGCAATATCTTTATATTTGGCTTTATCTCGTGGAGGAAAAAAGACTTCTGTATCGGAATCTGCACAACGTGCTAATTCCCTCCAAGATTCATCACGCATTAGAGTTACCTAACTTATTATGCATTTCCATAAAATCGTGCTCTAAAAGGATGACATAATCTTCACCATCAAGATGAATACCAAATACGGGCATTCGTCCATCCATGATAGCTTCAGTAGTAATCTTTTTTAATTCAGTTGACTGAATAGTTTTGGATTTCTTACCTGTCCACTTGTGCTCAATAAGAAGCTCATCACTTCTTACATCTCCTTTACGAGACCAAAAAGCGCCGGAAGCAGCTGTAGTGCTACCACCGACGACTTTTGCTAGCCTTTTTTCATGAGCTTGAGACTGTTTTTGCCCCTCACTCTTCAAACTTAAGCTTCCCATCTTTGTATCCCTGAATAATGCGGGGAATAAGAAAGCAAAGAATTTCACGAGTAGAACAATCATTACAACCACAGAAAGGTTCTCCTGAGATAGTAATAGGCTCTGGCTCAGTACCGTCTTCTAATAGCTCATCTTCAATCGAGTTGTACAGCGAAGCAGTGTACTCTTCAAAGTCATACTGAAGTAAATCTGCCCAGTATGAGTCAGTATGGTACCACTTAGGCTGTTCATTCATCTTTCATCGCTCCTAGGATGCTGTCTGGTGTGGTCAAAACCAAGTCTCTTAACTCTTCCATGAAGTCTACCTCTTCACGAATAGAAGACACAAGAGCTTCGATACCTTGCCATTTACGGTCACCGTAATAAATCCAACCACCCTTGCGGTCTACGATAGCTTTAACAACTGCCATTGCCGCAATTTCTTTGGCAAAATCGTAATCACCTGCGGAGTAGATGCTGTGGTCTTGAAAGTAAAAGTCGATAAAGGCTACCCGCTGTGGAGGAGCTACCTTGTTTTTAATGGTACGAACTTTAATACGTTGACCTACACGGACTTTATTGGTTCCTGTGCCAGCCTCAATCCACTCGTCACGACGAACTTCGCTACGAGTAAAGAATGCGTAGTTCTTACCTTCACCACCAGGAGTAGTACGGGGGTCTCCGTGCATGACGCCAATCTTCATACGGTACTGATTGATGAGCAGTCCGAGGATAGGGCGCTCATCTTCCACAAGGCTACGTTTCATGGCAGCTCCAGCTTTACGGAAAAACTTATTAGTGAGAAGTGCCCCACGACCCACTGTGAACTCATCCATGTTTTTTTCATTCTCAGGCCCAGGAACTAGTGCAGGAAGTGAGTCAATTACAATAGCGTCGATGGCTTTGGACTCAGCAAAAGCGAGCACAGCATCGTAAGCCTCTTCCATGATGTTTGTCTCTACGACGATTACACGGCTGGTGTCTACTCCACACATCTCTGCATACTCAGGAACCCATTGCTCAGCAGCTACCCACACAGTGGTGTGCTCGGGATTGATTGCCTGATTAGCGGCTATACACTTGAGTGCAATAGCGGTCTTACCATGGCTAGCTTCACCAATAAGCTCATTCCACTGGTTAGCGGGAAATCCGCCACCGAGGATGTAGTCAAAAGTAGTAGAACCTGTCGTAATCTTTGAGATAAGTCCTACACGGATATCCTCACCGATAACAACAACGCCACTGCCCAGCTTTTTATTGATAGCTGCCATAATTCGTTTAGCATCAGCATTAATCATTAATTAATCCTTCCAATAATTCCTTGAGGGTTCCAGTTACTAACGATGTCGTTTCCAGCAGATGCGCGTGCGTTACCCTCTATTTTGGCTCCTGTTAGAGAACCATAACGACTACCTGATTGCTCTAGTGGATAGCCGCAGTCAAAACACCGAGGAGCAGCATTTTGTACTGCCATGTAGTTAGTTGAGCCACAATCAGGACAATTAGCTGTCTGATTGGCGCTCTGTGCCCTCTCTGAGGGCTGTGGCTGAAAAGATGGCATAAGTGGCATTGCTTGCTGAGAAGGCGGCATAGAAGGCATATTAGTCGTCCTTGATGCCTCTACAGGAGCGGGATTAGTTGCGGCAAGCTTTGCTGCCCACCAATCAGCCGTACTCATGAAGTTTCCTTACCTGGGTATAGCGGGTGCGTTAGTCGCCATTCATGCATATCTGCCAAAGTTGGCTTATGCCCATGTTCTTCAAAAAACTGAGCAATCTCTTCAATTGTCATAATTCCTTCTCTTCGTTTATTACTTTAGCCAACTCTATCCACTCCGTATAAGTTTCAGCAAAATCATCGGGCCATCTTTCATCCCAGTTCTGACCCGCAAGGGTAAGCAACTGAATAAGGATAGGAAGTGTTTTATAAAGAAGTTTTGCTTCAGAGAACAAGACCATAGAAGGATGGTGGTTATTCATTTCCTCTAGTTTGGCAATAGCATACTCAATTTGTTCGCCGTCGTTCATGAGTGGTTCTTTACAATTGCACGCGCCAAAGTCATTTCTTTCTTGTAGAGAAGTTCAAAATCATCATCAAAGTCCCAATGCTCGTTATGAAAAGCAGCATAAGCAGACCTTAAAAAAGCTTCAACAGGTGGAATCATATCGTAAGCAAACTTTTCAGTAGGAGATAGCCAAACTCCTTGTTGAAAACGAAGTTTCAAGGGGTAGTGGCGAGTATGTAACAAGTCAATTGCTTGCTCCAGTAATTGTTCTATACTCATTGTAATGACCCAGAGTTTGTAGCAGATTTCATTCGGCTAATTTCTCGTTGAATATACCAAACTGCTTTTTCCAAGTCTTCAACCTCTTTAAGAGGGTCTTTGGCTCCTGCGCGAGCAATGTACTTCACAGCATTGCCCCGACAAAAGTTAAGGTGCTCGGTAAGCTCGATTACTTCAACAGGAAATCTAGTGTAGTGAGCTGGATAAGTTACGGGGTCATTCATTTTTTTCTCCTAGGTACAGTTAACATTCCCATGTCTACAAGCTGGGAAACAGTTCCAAGCAAAGAATTCATTGCAACTTGTGTGAATACTTTCTGCGTGGCATGCCACGCTTGACTAGGAATGCCCTCTTGTTCTTCATCAGTAAGGTGCTCCCTTTGATGAGAAACTAGTCCCTCAGCCATTGCATGAGCATAGGCATACATAATAGGAATTAAGTGGTCCACTTCAGAAACTCGGGCATCACTCTCCTCCTCTTCTTTGTCAACGAGTTCTTCACTGAGCATTGAGCACCCCATTAAAAGGCTAATGTGATGAGCGTCACTTACTTGTGAATCAAGTAGGTACCCCCTAATTCGACTGGTCATATCAGACACAAAAAGATGTGTACGCTTTCTTTTGCGAAAAATCACTTTGCTTCACCCCATTTATCCACAGTGTACAACTCAGCAATAAGGGGTACAGTAATCTCTTTCATCTTGATACCTTCCATAGAGGCTCGGATTGCTTCGGATACTTCTTCTGCACGGTCTTCTGGACAAACAGTAACAAGCTCATCGTGAACTGTCAACAAAACGTTGATAGTTGGTTCATCAACAAAGCAGGAATGTGCACGAACGATTGCAAGCTTCATGATGTCAGCGGCTGACCCCTGAATTACGGTATTAAATGCTTGACGCTCTGCACGAGATAGTAGTCCCTGTTCTCTGCTCAGCAAATCGGGGATGTAACGACGACGACCAAAGAGAGTTTCTACGTAAGGAATATCACCACTTTGTTTTGCCATACGAACAATCTTAGCTTTGTATTTTGCAATAGACGAAAACTGCTCTTCAAAGTCACGCAAAAGTGTCTTAGCTTCCGTAACAGAGCAACCAATACTCGCAGCAATCTTATCTGGGCCTACGCCGTAGGAAATAGCCAGAACAAGTACCTTACCTGCTTTACGGTCTACGCCCATCGTGTCACCAATGGTGGTATAAATATCTCCACCATTCATATAATTATCCAAAAGGATAGGGTCTCGTGATAGTGATGCAATAACCCGAGGCTCAATCTGTGAGTAGTCAGCTACTATGAGCTTGTAACCTGGAGGAGCAATAAACAAGTTACGAATGAGCTTTCCATAGTCACCTGATGATGGGATGTTCTGCAAGTTGGGTTCACTGGATGAAAACCGACCAGTTTCAGCTCCATGAGCTTTAAAGTTAGTATGCACGCGACCATTGATAAGCAGGCTCTTACGCTCTGTAATCTTTTCTTTACCGTTGGTTACTCGCTTAACTTCTCCTCCTTTGTAAGGAGTGACATAGGTAGTCATGAGTTTATTAAGGTCTTGGTACTCTAAAAGAGCGTCTACAAGCTCATTCTTACCTCGGTAGAATTCCAGTGCCTCAGCACTAACGGAAAAATGAGCTGAGGTTAGTTCTCCTCCGGAACGATTGACCTCCTGACCTTTGACAGTCAAAGCGGCTTTAAGACGAACATTAGGCTTAATACGAGCCTTTTTGCCATCTTCTTGAGGTTCAAACAAAAGCTGCTGTTTTGCAGGAACAGAGTTGATAGAAAAAGCTTTTCCTGCAAGACGGTATACGTTTCCTTCTGCAGCAACCTTATCTTTACCAATCTGGTCATTAAGGCGGTCTAGCTGAGCTTCATCAATAGGTGCTCCTGCAAGCTCCATATCACAAAGTGCTCCTAGTACGTCCATCTCTAGACGCCAAACTCGCTTAAGGTTCTCTGTAATCTTTGGAAGCAAAGCTTTGTATAACTGCCATGTAACATCAGCGTCAATACCTGAGTAAGTAGCTACGTCTTCAAAAGAATGCTCAGCTACGTTAGCTCCTACACCTTTTTCTACTTCAATTCCAAGCTCACGCTTTACGCATGCCGCCAAATTCAATTGGTTCTTGTTCATGTTGTTTACAATAAATGCCGCCATCAAAGTATCGAAGTAAGGCTTCTTAGGAACTACGCCTTTAAAATACTTTGCAACAGACTTAAGGTCAAACTTAAGATTATGCCCAATTTTTAAAGCATTGCCAAACATAATCGGTTTAATTGCTGAGAATACCTCTGCAGGTGTTAATTGCTCTGGAGCTTCACCAAAGGTAGGTTCCCAGTTACGCTGATTCTTAGAGTAATTGAGGTCAGTAAGAAGCTTACCTTCTGCAAGCCTACGCTGACCTGAAAGTAGGAGGGGCTTCTTCCAAAACTCAAAGGAGCCATTGGGGTGACCCATGGGAATTACGTCTACGCGACCTTCAGTCGCAAAAGAAATCCAACATACGTCATTGATGATTGGGTATAGGCGGTCTTCGCCAATGGTTTCCACGTCAAATGCAAATGCAGCTACTGAGGAATAAGCCTTTACAAATTCCTGTAGCTGTTCTGTGGTAGTAATAATATTCATGCTTGTCCTCGACACAAGTTGAGAATAGGGAGACCAAGATGAAAAGGAATAAACATCTTGGTCTCCCTATTAGAAGGAGTGGAACCTAGTTAGGAAACGAGCGAGCGAGCAATAGTCAACAGTTCACTTCTGGGGGTCATATAAACTGTTTCAGGACCGTACAAGACGGCCTTTGCAACTGCAGCATCGACGACCTCGGAATCAAGGTCCCACTCATCAGCAAGGTCCCGCTCGCGTACACGTTCGAGGGTGTATCGAGTTTGGGGGCCGGTTCCATGCCGAGACATTGCCCAATAAAACTTCTGAAGAGGTCCACGCAGTGGGTCATCATCTGCAAGCTTCAGGTCTCGTCCAAGACCTGATGGGGCGGTAAGAATCTGTACGGGCATACCCTCTTGAGATACAACCATAAGATTAAAAGCAAACTTTCCGCGTGGCTTGTCCCCAAGAATGTCGCAAAGTGGGCACTCATGTTTGAGACAAGTAAAGGAGCGCTTACCTTCAGAACGGTCAAGCCAGTGCTGCTCATACAAAGCAAAGGGACCATCTTCAAGGAACTTTACAAGCTGCAACGACTCTGTAAATTTAAAGTCATTAGGGTAATCCCCCTTAGGCTTCAAAAGTTCAGCGGCAGCTGCCCAACCCGATTGCACTGATGTGCCGTGCTTAGGAGTTGCTTCAGGACTATCTTCTACGTAATCCTCTTCGAGGTCGTAGTCATCAGTATTGACAGATGGTGCATGTACCATTTTATCTCTTCTTTCGGTAGTGAGGCTTTCGCTCTCTTGGTAATGAGGCATCACTGCTCTCAATGTGAAATAACACTAGCACATCTTTGGACTAATGCTAACCCACAATTTCTTTCCATCTTCGAACCAGAACATGAGTCAGGTCTTCGTGATGTTTCCACTCTACACGAGCAGTACCCAGTAGCCCACGAGCAGCAAACTCTTCAATGGCACTTTCTATAAGAGGACGAGTATAAACCCTATTTCCCCCCACTTTTCCTCCATTAAGAGTTTTTGCGCGTAAACGATATGGAGCAATAGGGATATACCCATGTTTTTCCCATAGTCGTATAGTTACAACTTTTTTTTCTAGAGCTTGAGCAAGTGCCCCAATAGTGAAAGTCTCAGTAGCTGTACCTTGGAGCATTTTGATAACAGGCTCAGCATCCCAGCCATTAGACTCACCCATAGCTTTAGCGTGGCGTTTCTTAGAATTCTCAGTATGGTCACGGCGAGCTTGCTTGGAGCCAGGAACTTTATCTAATCCTTCAAAAGCACGAAGGATATCTTTCTCGCTACGTAACCCCGCCATTACTTTTTCTTTGGAACTAGTGCCCAAATAACTTTAGTAGGAAACATCTGGTCAACTTCATCTTCAGTAAGTTTACCGTCGTACATAGCCGACATTACAGCTTCTTCATCTACAGTCTTGACATAACGGTATAGCTCAGTTTGAAGGTTATGCCGATTAATGATGTCTTCAGCAATATCTTCGTTAAGTTTACGGGTAGCTCTACGCTGTTTTTCCAGACGTACAATTCCTTCAATATCAGAAGTAAGTTCTAGCTGGATGTTTCCCTTGTCATCTTCGTATCCTAAGGTTTCAATAAAATCCATAAGAGCTTCACGAAGTTCTTTAGACCTAGAGTCCAAAGCATCAATAGTTGTTTTAACTTTTGCATATTCACGAACTTTAGCTTCTAGAGAATCTGGGTCAGTAAATCTAGTGGTTGGTTCTTCAGTTATTTGTGCCATTAAGGGTCCTTTAGGTTGTGTGACTAGATAGGAATTCTATAAGGCTACCTACGGTCATGTCAACCCCGCCTTTATCGTTAATTCCTGAACCATCTAGTACCGCACTAGCCACAGACTTCTTTTGTTTCAACATGTCATGTTGGCGTTGTTCAATAGAATTTTTTACAAGAATATCTTGAATAGTAATTGTTGCCCAAGTACTGGAAGTACGGTTAATGCGACCATTGCGCTGTACAGCGAGTCCTGAAGACCAGGGTTGGTCATAGTTCACAAGAAGATTAGCTTGAGGAAGGTCTACACCATAACCTCCGGCATCGGAGCTAACCAATACACGCACATCTTTTTCAGTTTGAAACTTAATCTTGCTAGCCTCTTTCTCTTTAGCGTTCATCTCTCCCGTGTAAGGAACAGCCGTAATGCCTTTGAATTTTAATCTAGAAATGATTTGGTCAACTGAACCTAAATAAGATGAAAATACTACGGCTTTGTACGTATCCAGAATGTCAAGGTGGTCTTGTAAGTAAGAAATAGTTGCATCAAGTTTAGGAGTTTTGCTTAAAGATTCTAATATTCCTTCTTCAGAAAGAGAGCTAATGTAGGCGCTACCTTTACCTGTAAGATTGGCGTAGTTTTCTGCACTATCTAAAAGAAGTTTGGGGTTAGAACACAGCATACGAAGAGCAGTCACTCGTGACATAATTTTTCCGCGAAGTTCATTAGCTGAATCATCTAACCCATATCCCTGGCCATAATGTACAGAGACGCTAAAATTAGCACCAAAAAGTTGACTAACTTCACGTAGAAGCTCTTGTAAATCTTGGACAATGTAGTTATATACTTTTTTAGTTTGCATATCCATAGGGATAAGAAGAGGTTCACGGTATACCGCATCTGGCAAATAAGGCTTGACATCTTCATCATTTTGCGATTTTCTTACAGTATGTTCTAAAAGAGCATCATGGAGGTGAGCTAAGTTTTGGTACCGCTGTACTCCTCCAAAATGATTGCGTACTATAAACGCGGTATCAAATAAATCAAACCTACCTAATACTTCTTTGTTTACAAATTGCATTATAGAAAAAACTTCTTCAGGTTTCCCATTTTCAATAGGAGTACCTGTCAAAGCGTAACGCACAGGAATACGTCTTGCTAACTCTTTTACTTTTTTAGCCCTCTTTGCTCGAAAACCTTTAATAGCAGTTGCTTCGTCACAAATAATGGCGTCAAACTGAATACTTTTAAGTATTTCCCAGTCGCTGAGTACTTGCTCATAGTTCATGACAATGTATTCATGGTCAACAATTTGAGTATATTGAACAGCCCGTTGTTTAGGTGTACCGTCTACTACAAGAGCAGATGAATCACTAAACTTTTCAATTTCAGATTTCCACTGGTATTTAAGACTTGCCAAACATAAAACAAGAACTGTATTACGGATGTCTTTAGT